AGGATGTAAAAAGTATTCTTTTAATGCTACTTTATCAATTTCTATTTGCATTATACTTCAACTGTTTGATTTGTTGTTTGATTGAGAAAACATCCTTTGAAAGAGCGTTAAGCATTTTTTCAATGGATTCAATTCTTTTTTTGTTTTGATTGGATATTGAATCTGTGTCTTTATCCGCCGGCTTGATTGCCGGCGCGGCGTTTTTTTGTACAGTTTTCATTTAAAAATACTAGTACCTCTTTTAGTGTGTCGTCAATACTTCTTAATGTTTGCAGCAATTCTTTCTTTTCATTCATTTCAAATGAAAATTCTAACTGCTGGCTATTAGATGTCAGCTGAACTGTTGGCTGCACAATTGGTGTTTGTGGCACAAATGCGTTTGTTGCTTGTTCGACAGGTATTTGAGGTACCTGTACAGTAGCTGCTTGTTGCAGTATTTGCTGTTGTGCTGCTAATTGCTGTTGGTTATTAGGAACATTTCTAGTTTCTTGAACCAGTCTTTTAATAAAAGATTTAGGATCTGTTCTTAATGCTGGTGGCTGCTGACTGGGTCTGTTAGTTGTTTGTTTATCAACATATCCCAAATTAGCTGCTAAATCTGCAGCAAATTGTGCAACTGCAAATTGATCTTCATTCATTAGCTTAAATCCCTACCAGCAGTAATAACACTTGTAGCTACTGATTGATGAATTGATTCGTAATGATTAGCAATAAAACTATAATCTTTGATATTTTTATCTAACCAAACATCAAGCTTCTCTGCAATTTTACGAGCCATATCTTCAACGAAGACAGGATTCTCATACATAAGCTCTGTTTGCCACTTTTCATCATTACGCTTCAATATATTGATAATCGGTGCAGAGCCGCAAGATTCGACCAATTCAATCAAATCTTCAATCCAGCACATTTGATCTTCAATCAATTCAACAGTAATCGTACCAATACTTGGTTGATTATGCGCGTTATAACGCGATATTTCCTTGCTGCAAGGGCACAATGACGTATACCACACATCAGCGGTTAGGAAATATCTTTCTGCGCCGTTTACGAGCTTACCTTCTAAAATACACTTTGTAATTGAATGACTGGGTGTCTTTGATACTGGTGCAAGCTTTGTCGTAAAATAATCAAACTTTACTTTGATATACGCATTATTTGAACTGAGTCTAATCTTCAATTCACGGAGAGCATCTCGAATTGCTTCTTTCAAATACAATCCCTTATTCATAAACGATTCTTCAAGAAGAATTCTAAAGCGTGACATATTGACACCCTTATTCTCTTCATTAAGATCCGAATAAGCAGATATCGACGCTGTGCTATAATTAAGCTTGCCGTCTTTCGTAATGATTGAAATAGGAAGCTCAACCTTTCGAACACCTACCTTGTTGATTTTACGTTTAATAAAACCTTCTGTGGTATTTTGAATATCAGGCAATTCACTAGCTAACTTTGCTTCTGGCATATTTATTCCTTATTGTTAATGGTTAATCTTACAGTCCTGCCAACAACTCTTTTATTTTATCATCATCAGATTTATTATCACCTGTACTAACAGGTGCTGGTTCTGATTTGATAACCGGTTCGCTCTTTGTTGAAGCGACTGGCTTGGTTTCAGTATTAAGTCTTACCGGTTCCATACCTTGGTTATCATTAGAAGATGAACCTTCATCATCCTTACCATACAAATGGGTTGAGACCATTGTCTTAATATCATTTGGTGACGGACGCGTAAAAATATTTGCCAAATCATGAATACCATTCAATACTTCATTAATACGATCTGGTGTCATATTAGGTATTGCACTTGGTCTCAAAAAGCGGGATGCTGAATAATTGACAAATGCGCGAGATCCTTCTTTGGTACTTTCAACCTTAATACGAAGATTGCAACCATTTTCCGACAAATCAAAAATAGCCGGTCCGTATTCTTCTGCATCTTCACCTGCGATTGCACTGCGAATAATCTTATCTAACTGACTTCCATATCGCAAAATCTTAATAGAGCCGTTATTTTCTGGAACCGCAGGATCGTCAATAACATAAACATTAACCAACCACTTTTCCTTTGTGCTAATCATCTTTGCCAAATGAATTGCCTTATCATTTGACTTATCACGATAAAGCTTAATTCTTTCAGTTTCAATTGGATCCTTATCACCCCAGGTCTTAGGTGAAAGGATATCTACATACTGACCGGTTGCAACACTCTGCCAACCGTAATGATAATAATGAAAGAACGTCTTGCTTGCATCTTTGATATTCGGAATAAGCCGAACTACAAAGGTATTACCCGCAGGACACTTCAAAAAGTCCTTAAAGCTGTTTGATTGCTTTTTGACATCAAGCGTAAGACTTTCCTTAATACTATCGAACATATTTTTTGTATAACTCATATTTTTTCCTTCTTGGTTGTTTATTACTGTTTATATAATAAATTAGGTTTTGTTATTTTCAACCCCTAATTCTTTTGTTACCCATTCTTTTATTCTACTCAAGCCTTGAACGATTGTATTTTTAGCTATTTTCGACTTATTATAAGATTCTTTAAAATTATAATATTTGTCCTGAAATGAACCAAGCATTAAATCTCTTTCGTCCTCTGGTATGCTGAATATAAGATTGTCTATGTTGTCAAAACCAAATATAACATATGGAGATATCAATCCTTTTCTTACATGTGACATCCATGCATATGTTATACCCGATCTGAAAACAAAATATTGTTGTAGTGTTATCTTATTTGAAACACAAAACTTGCCTATAAAAATTAAACTATCTTTTATATCTTTGATTGTTTGATCGCTGTCTATGTTTTGCTCGACCATATTTTTACGATAAACTGTAAATGCCCGAATAGCTGCTTGTGTTGCAAAATACTGTAATGGAAAGTATTCGGTATCTGGCCATAACATATACGGCGCTTTAAAATATACCTCTAAATCAATATTAGGAAATTTTGATAGCAATCTATCAATTTTGTGTAGATAATTGCTTGTTTCGGCAGTTACATCCGAAAAATTTTCTTTAGGTTTAAATGGTTTATTTCTTGATTTGCGAGAAATAATTAAATGTTTATTATATATTTCTTTTTGCTTTGCTGTTAGCATTTTTTTTGCTTTTTGTTAATTTTGTTAAAACTATTTTTGATTTACAAATTATAGGATATCTTACAGCATATTCACGAATGAACTGTTCGAACGTATCAAATCCTAACATTTCTATAACAATGGTTTGCAAATCTTTTGACTGAGCTAATAAAACAAATAGTTGTATAGGACTTATTTTTTTGCATTGAATTATAGATAAAAACGAACCTATTTTGATAATGCACTCGTCAAAATCTTTTGAATTTACAAATACATCAGCACTATTATGATCTGTGATATCGTTTAGTGGTTGTATATCAAAATCATTTGCCATATGGTTCTAATACCTTTGTAAATTCTAAAAAGTTGTTTGTTAAAGGTGCACCAGCGGCATATTCATGACCACCACCTTCACCACATATTTTTTGTATCATATCAATCAAATTAACATTACATTTTTTTGATCGTCTAAAGCTTACATGCTTCGTATTCATATTTACAACTATAGCTATGTCTGCATTATGATCAAATAATAAATGATCGGCAACATCATTAATTGCTTTGGTTGCAAACGTACTTATTACTTTGCACGGTAATTGCTGAATAGTAAGATCTGCACTAAACAAATTAAGATTCTTTTTAATTGATTCAATTTCTTCTTGGTATTGTTTTATGATATTGCTTTGGTTAAAATTAAAACCTACAAAACCGTTATAAAATGTTTTTAAAAATGATTCAAATCTGTTTTGTGTATTCCAATATAAAATATTAAGCATTTTTGAAGAAGGAATGGCGTGCGTGTAAGAATCATAATCGTCTGCGATAAGAATTAATTTCTTTTGTTGATCTGTAATATCACGATTATAAAGAGCTTTAAACACCTTATAAACCAATTTACAAGCTGAACTATATATCTTCACCACAGCTTTAGCTTGCTTATATGGTTCGGCTTCTGCGTGAGTCTTGTGATGATCAATTATAAAATGCTGCGTTGTGTCGATTAAATCTTTGTGGTCATGTGTATCGATATCTAATACAAATATACGATCATAGTTTTTTACAGAATTTTTAGAAAGCCATTTAGTATAATCTTCGCGAAAAGTTCCAGCAGTGGTATTACAATAATCTATAGTAACACCTTCATGAAACCATTTGAATGCTAAATAGCTAGTTACACCATCAAGATCAGAATCTGTAAAAACCATGTACTTCATAACATGTTATTATTTAACTACTTTTGAAAAATGTCACCCGACAAACCGTTCAAAATAGTGTCAATAGCGTCGCTAGCTGCTGTTACTTCTTGGTTGGTAATTGCGTCATCGTTTGTTTCGTATATCGACAACGTATCGTAATTGATACGTAAAGCCTTGGTTCCGAAATTGGGTCCATAACGATTTTTTTGCATACCTATATGTATAATGCCCAAGTCTTTATCTTGCTCGCTACTCCATACTGCAAATTGTACATCTGCTGTCATCGCGATGCCCATACTTTCACTTATGGTATCTAATCCTGGATTAGCTTTATCATAACCTGAGCGATTTAGCTGTACAGCACTAACTACAGGACAATTAAATGTATAGCTTAATGCTCTTAATTGCTCTGATACTAACTTATTGTCAGTATAGCTATTGCCTGTAACGACGGTTGCTTGAATAAGATTTACATAATCAACCACAATTGCGTCTGGTTTGATATTTCGCTTATTCATCAATTGCTGTATATATGCTTTGATATGATTTACTGTAACTTCTTTCGGAGCATATTCTTTGATAAACAATCTAGCATTCAATTTACGATTCTTATAATCTTCAATAAATTGCTTTAATCCATCGGTTTGTATAGCAACCTTATTAAGTGGTATCTGTGATAAATGACTGCTAATTCTTTTTGCGTATACTGCTTCTGACATTTCAAGACTTATGATAATAACTGTTTTATCTTGAGCTACAATATTAGCGGCAATATTACCAAGCATAATACTCTTACCACTATTTGTTGCGCCACTTACCATATAAAGAGCACGACCGGTTTCAAGCATTCCACCACTAGTCTTTTGATCTAACCATGGAAAACCTGTTGAAATATGTCTGCTTGTTTTATTCAAATCTGATATATGTCTATCAATATCATTAAAGTAATCACAACCCATATTATCAACTAAGCTGATATTACAAGCTTTTGCGAATTGCTCGTAAATTATATTTGTGTCTACTTTATTTTTTGAATAATTTTCTGCTGTTTTGATAACAGCATTTTGAACAGCTCTTTCTCTAAAGAATCTTTCTGTATTAACAATCAATTCGGTTTGATCGTACGATTTATCAATACCAGCAAAATCACCAACAACACGTCTGAATGCTTCTTTTTGTTCTGGTGTTGTAAGGTGTAACTTGATTTCGGTTGTATTAGGAATGTTATTGCGCGCTTTATAAAAGTCTACAATAACATTCAATACAACTTTAATGTCTGGATTGCTAAAGTAATCAGCTTGAAGGTGATCTATAATACTTGCAAGATATGTTTCATTTGTCAAAGCATTATAGATCACTACTGATTCGAATAGCTTCCAATCAATAGCAGGTTGCTCTTTTGGTTTTTGAATCATTAAGATATAATATATTATTCTTGTGTGGTTTCAACTTCAACCGTTTCAGTAATCTGTTGCTGATTATATCTTAGCTTTTCATTTAATTTTGCTTCAAGAATTGGTATACACTTTTCCCAGAATGCATTATCATTTTCCCATTTACTAGCATAACCTATCTTTTCACCTTGAAATGCATAGGTGGGTCCATTTTGTTCAATTACGCCGAATGCGATTGCTAAATCTTTAAGTCCGTTGTATTTTGAAATACCACTCAAAAAGTTAACGTATAATTCAGTCTTGAGAAATGGTGGTACAAATCGATTCTTGACTGTCATAGCTGATAGCGTAACACCATTTACCTTATTAGCAATTGGTAACAAATTATCATCTTCTTTACTTTCAGCCTTTTCTGTACGAACACCCATTTGAACCAATAAGCTTGCTAGATATACTGGACCAGAGCCGCCTGCTTGATTCTTAACCAATGACGGAAACATGCTTGCTGGATCAGCATATATATGATTGTTAAATACTAGAGGTACATTTGCCTTAGCACACTTGAACGTAAGTGTTCTCATCATGCTTTTAATAACCTTAGCTCTCAAACCCATGTCTGAAGCATTTTTACCTGCTTGTGCGTCTTCAATTTCTTTTATTGAAGCTAAATTACCCAAGCTATCTAATCCGATAATAAACTTACCGTGAAGAGATGGTGTTTCGATAACCTTATCCAAGAATGCAACCATTTGGTTACGACAATCTTCAATTGTTTCAACCGGACAATATTTAATCTTTTCAGCATCGCATCCTAAATTAATAGCAGTTGTGCGATCTGCTGCTGCTTCAGAATCCCAAATAACAGGTATCATACCTTTCTTTTGTGCATTTGCCATGATCTTCAAAAGAAGCAAAGTTTTACCGCAACCTGATGGTCCAGCCAAACCCGTAATGCGACCCATTGGAATACCTTTATGCAAAGAACCCGAACAAATAGCATTTAATGCGTAACTACCTGTATCAATCCAATCCTTTACAACTGAAAGGGTATTTTCTGAAAGCATTGTTGCATCAGGATTAATTTTGTCTAACGCGCTGAATATATTTTTAAGTTCACTACTCATTTTTTTATTATTTCTCCTTATGAATATGATATTATAAAATTAAATTTTTACA